TAGGGGTAATTCGCATAAACGTGATGTTTATCATCTGGAAGTGTTGCGCCTTCATTAAATGCTACAGTTGCATTGTGAGTAACCGCCCCACTAAACGTCCCACCACTAGATGCAATCGTATCAAAGGTGGTATATTTATCATAAACACATATTTCAACAACATCACTTGCTGATAATGCACTCAATCCAGCAACCGTGTTAGCGGTGTTAGTGTTATAATCTGAGCCAGCAACAAGCGTGACTCCATTTAACTTTACATCAATCTGTGTGCCAGATGAAAACGCGATTGGCCTTCCATCATCATCATTTCCAGATATTGATGTCTCGCCACCTGAAGCAGTTTTATAATGCCTTACCCTGATGTTTTGACTCTGTGTATCTCTAAAACTAAACACATCATAAACAATTACTTCAACCTCATCATTGGCTGACATGGCTGATATATTAGTGATTGCATTTGTGCCATAGGCATAATCTGTATTTGCTTTGAGCAAAACACCATTCAAAAACACATCAACATATTGACCATCAGTAAAGCTAAAGGCTTTGCCATTGACATCCGTCCCAGAAACAATTGTATCTGAAGCTGAAGCTACAAATTGATAGCGTTGTCTAACGCCTACATTTATTGGGTTTTTGCCTAAGTACGCCATTAAGACCACTCCTCAGAGGGAACTGTAGGCCAAGTCACAGTGTCAATATTTGGATTTGTTTTGCGTATAGTCCTTACTGATGCCCGATAAGTAACAAAATTTGCAACGCAAGCATTAGTCAAACCGCTATCAGGAAGCTGTGTCCAATCTGTTTGCTTCAACAAACTATCAGCTATCTGTTCAGCAACCCCGCCATGTGGAATCCAATCTGTACTATATTTTGTCATTTGTCACTCCTGTTGCTCTGTAGACCAAACAACATCATATCGCTATACCGCTATTTCTGTTGCAGTAATAGTTGAAACACCGCGTTCGTAATTAGCGGCGTTCTGGTCGTCAATGGTTCTGTTTATGTACCAATCATAACCACTATTTGAAACAACAGCTACTTTGTAGGTAATTTGTGACGTAGTATTATGAGTGGAATCAAAATAAAAATAAGACACATTTTCTGGTGTCGAATCCCCATCACTTATATGGTAAGAAATGGCACTACCCATAGCTATACCAGTACCCCGACTCCCTACTTGTGGCGCAGACAGTTTTGTGCTGTCTCTTAAAAAATACCAGTAAGAATCAGTAGCAGCATTTTGGTGTGACCATTCCCCATTTATCATCGTTTCAATTTTTATTACGCTATTAGCCAAAGTAGGCGTTATGTTTACAGTTAAGTCTGTAAGAATCTTCTCTGTTGCAGCAGTCATAGTGTACTCAGTAGTGCCAGTAAACTGAGTATATTTTACTTGCAAAATTTTACCGCCTGTTCCAACGGACAGACTAGCAGATTTTATTTTTGAAACCATGCTTCACCTATAAATATTCGTATATAAGGACAATGCCATCCGCACCCGCGCCGCCAGCTGAATCACCCGCGCCTTGCGCACATCCACCAGAACCCCCGCCGCCTTTTGATACAGCATCTTTCCCATTATCAACATTGCCGTTTACAGACTCAAATGATTCTTCTGCGCCTTCTCCGAAAAATGATGAGCCACCAAACCCACCTATAGCATCCTGTCTATCTCCAGCGCCGTCACCGTTTCGGAATCCCCCACCACGACCACCAGCATAATTAACATCACCGCCTGTCGCTGTAGCTGGGGCAGTACCCCTTCCAACGTGTTCGTAAGTGCTTGTGGTTATGCCAGTTCCAGCCGCGCCACCATTGGCGGTAAGGGTTAAGGAAGCCCCATCAGTAAATGTTGTATTGCCGCCAGCCACACCGTTTTGTTCTCCAGCCGCGCCACCATTGCCGCCACTGCCAATAGTGACCGTATAGGATGATGCTAAAGGGGATATAAACTTCATGGCTGTAGCACCGCCACCGCCGCCCTGTGCGCCTCCTACGGCGGCTGATTCCCCGCCATTAGTGCCACCACCGCCGCCGCCGCCGCCTGTAGCGTAGACAAGAGCCTTTGTAGCCCCTGCGGATGGGCTGTAAGTTCCATCTGCGGTAAATGTTTGCAATCTAACTAGATTTGTTATTCCACTGGTTACATTGATAGAGCTAAATGTTGCTGTGCTTTGAAGTTGACTTACGCTTGAAATAGCCTTGCCCTGAAATACAATATAAAAGTCATCTGTTGAGGCAACCGTTCCAGATTTAATCGTCAAAGTGGTTCCTGTTGCTTCATATTCCGCAAAAGGCTCTTGACGGACGTTATTGATAAAAATTTCAAGCTCAGTTGCCGTACTCACTGAATGGTCAAGCGTGAAAGTTGTACCACTCTGACCTGTAAGGTCTTGGTATTCAATATTGCTGAATGACGATTCAGGATTGTTTCCGATATATGGCATTAGGTGATTTCCATAATTGATAAAACAGCATCAAGAGAATCAGCCGTATCACTTTGAACGACAAGAGTGCTTCCTGTCTCCATCACAACTTTATTGCCCCCCATATATTCAAATGATGATCCAACAGGAATCGGTATGTTTTTTATAAGATGCGCTGTTCCCTGTGATGTGCCAAGTTTTGCAGAAGCAGTTATTTGAGATGCCCCTATATTCGCAAACGTCAATCCAACTACAACAGTTGTTGTGTTTGATGGAACAGAATAAACAAGCATATCGGTTGATGCCGCTGTTCCTGTGCCTGTCGCCAACTTATTTTTGAACGTATTAGGCATTTAGCATCTCCTATCAAGCCACATCTTCAAGAAGTGCCGCCACAACACAGGCAAGCGTACCTGTAGAACTAACCGCATGGAGATTGGCAACAGTGGTATTTGGCAAGCTACCAAACCAAGAGTGACCAGCCGCAACTTTTATTGCATCAGTGGCAGATGTACTGGCAGTTCCGCCATCAGCTACAAGATAAACATCATTGGTTGCATCGGTGTTCTTTATAAAAATTAACTTTATTTTATCAGCCGAATTTACCGTCAACCCTGCGTCATCTGCCGTTGCATCATACTCAATAAATTTATGAGAATCATCAATCAGGTCTGCGCTTGTGTTTGTGACGCTTGTCAACTTGTAATACCATCTATCACCTGAAGCTGGCGTGATGGATGTTGAGCCAGCTATTGTTTTTGCTATCTCATCTGGCAAAACCTGTGCAGATAAAGACACTATTGCATCGTCAGCCATGTTGTTCTCCTTTAGGCCACATCGTCAATAAGAGCCGCAACAATGGCGGTTACGTTAGCATCACCCACATCTGCTATATCAGATGCTATGGCGTGCAAATTTCCAACGGTTGTGTTTGGGAATCGCCCCACAAATGTTTGCCCAGCCCCAATAAATATTCCGTCCGCAACACTATTTGATGCAGTGCCGCCATCAAGAACAAGATATATACCGTCTGCGGTGCTTTCATTTTTAACAAATAAGAATTTTACTTTATCAGCCGTATCAATAGCACTTGGCGCGGAAGCCGCTGTGACAGCCGTGTAATCAATAAATGAACCAGCAATCAAATCTGCGCTAGTAGTAGTTATGCTGGTTAGCTTGTAATACCACTTATCATTAGCATCATCAGGAGCAACAAGCATTGCGCCATCAATAACTACAGAAATCTCATCAGGCAAAAGCTGATTGGTTGATGTTATAATTGCGTCATCTGCCATGATACTATCCTAAAGCAATTGCAAGGGCTACAACCTGTGGGTCTTGTTCGCCACTTACAACAACAGAATCAGCGGCTTGGTCAAATGAAAATAGAGTAATCCAAGCATCATCATCCGCATTTCTGATTTTGAGTATATCAGTTGTAGTGTCATACCACAACTGATAAGCATAAGTCGTGGTTGGGGCAGAGCTTCCAGAGTTATTTGAAACAATCGCCGCCAAAGCATTGTTTATGTCTGAACGTGTTGAGGGAAAACTTTGATTGCTAATTATATAATCATGTTGTGCCATAGTAACTCCTATACCGCTATTCTGCCGATCCCAGTAGCATTATAATCAAATGTTCTGCTTATCGCTGTGTCTGTATTATCATAAAACGTAATTGTGAACCCTGTGGATGATTTATTGGTTATATCATAATATTCGCCGCTTCGCATATTTTGTGCGGCAATCCCTAGACCACCAAGAGTTCTGAACGCATAAGTAAAGGTGATAACCTTTGCTCCTGTTCCGCTAACAATGTCTTGCGCAGCCTGTGTGCTTACCTCTCCATGAGCCTCAATAGCGATACTTGTTATGGCAGGGGTATAATGCAGAAGCCCATCAGGGGTAATGGATTCACTCTTGAGCAAAACCCTTAATTTATAAGCCCTTGCTGTATATGCGGCTGAAATTATTACATCATTGAAAGCTGTGAAGGTGGGTGAGCCGCTTGGGTCATCATCTGTGGTTGCAATTTGAATTCTGACATCTGTACCTCCCATAGAAGCTCTGCCATAAAACTGTGGTCCACTCGATGCAACATATGGTCCGTAATTTATCCTCTCTGTGACCACGTTTGTTGAAAGAATTTTGAACCTTTGTTTTTGCCCTAAATCAACAACATTTGCAAAATCATATGTGCCACTTGAGGCTACACCCCCCGCACCACCATCAAACCGTCCAAACTGGTCATCAAAATTGCCTGAAACAGAGTCAAACAAATTGCTCGTTGACAACCTCAATGTAGGCGTTCCTGAATCTGAGAAAATATATGTGTCTGTTTTTGTGCCAGCAAAGGCGGTTTCGCTGAATGATTCAGTATCAGTCCTAAATAACTGATACCCATCAGTAACAAGATTTCTTTCAACCTGACCGACAATAGATGCCGCAAATTGAGATTTGCCCCCATATTTATCAACCGCCACGCAGAAAAACGTGCCTGTTGCTGATGGTATAATCACAGAGTTTCCAGGTCTTGATACCTTATCAACAATAACAACTGAGTTTTCAATATCAGCATTTGATGTCGCTGGGTCATACCTTATCTCATAATGGCTGAGGTCTTGGTCTGTTATTGCTGTCCATGACAATATAGCCGTTGAACCTTGATAGTTAATCTTTAAATCTGAAACAGTGCTTGGGAATGAAATGGCACTCTTGCCAAGTATGGTAATTTCTTCTGAAGCAAAAGTTGATAATGTGCCAAGATTTGAACGTGATCTTGCCCTGACTTTCCAAACATCTCCTTTCTCTACATCAGCATATTCAAATCTTTGGCTTGAGCTTCTACCTAATGAGATTATATCCTCAGTTACCGCAACCCCATTACTTGATTGCCTTTGAACATCCACATCAAAAGTTGTTGAATATAAATCTCTTGCTGTGACAGTAGCGACTATAACAGTAGTGGCTTTTTGATTGATGGTTTGAACTTCTTGAGAAACCACAAGCGTTGGCGGCAGAATACTGAATGGGTCTGGTAATCTTGAATCATCAAGTTCAAAAAGAACTTCATCCTCCGCCCTTAACCAAGCATAAATATTAGGATTGTATTCACGCAACATCATCTCAACGCCTAGCGTTTCAGTAGCTATGGGGGTAAGTGTCCAAGACGCTACCTCAAATAACTTGTTGGTAAATCCAAATCTTGCAAAGTTGATGGCTACAACATCCCCAGCTTTTAAGTTAAAAGCCTTGAGCGAAAATGTAGAGCTAATAGTGATTTGCTGTCTGCTTCTATACAAAGCTATTTTTGCTAATCTTTGAGCCATGACCGAATTGGTAGTGAATGGGGCTGGCAAATCTAGCGTTCTAACAATATTGTTATCTTCCGCCAAAAATGCGGCTGATTTCACAATTGGATAATCAGTTGGAAGATATGTATTGCCAAATGGAGTGGTGAAAGTGCCTTTTACTTGATTGTATTGATAGCCTATAGATGTCTTTGTTCTAATATCCACGGCAGATAAAAAATCACTTTCGTCCAATGACATTGAATAACTGAGATTTTCCTTGCCGACTTTAAGACTAAACTTACCATTTTGATATGTGAGTATACCCGCACAAGAACTCAAAAGCTCAGTAATGATTTGTTTATGGCTTCTGTCGACAGTAAATGAACCATTACATTCATATCTATTTTGTGTTGTGCCATCGTTTAGAGCCATCTGATCTTCACAATCATTAGCCGCTTGGATGAAAGAAGTGTCATCTATTTCAGCGGAGGATAAACCCATGCCATATTCAGAATTGGTAAGGTAATCTCTTATGCACAAGGCTGAATTTCTTGTGAATCCTGAAGTAGAAGTTCTTGGGTCAAATATATTAGTGACCCCACTAATAACAGCGGTTACATTCGGCAATCCATTAGGGTACGCCTCATCATCAAACTCAAATATAAAGTGTGCGTTTGCACATCCACTTTGCTTGTATTCTGAGGTAAAATTTCCAAACGCATTTGTGAGCGTTGTATGAGCCGCTTGATTAAAATTTCCAAGTCTAGTGTATACATGAACATAAAAATGTCTTGGTGTCCTTCTGACGTATCTTGCAGGGGCAGAAACCGCATTGCCAGAGAGTGTTACGTTTTGGTCATCTATTCGGAATGAATCAAAACTTTTAATGGGATGCCCTGTAAAAGTAACAAGAACATGAAGATATTTATTTTTAGCCCCTTCTGTACCAATAAATGTTATGACACCACCCACCCTAATCGTGCCATAAACAACCCTTTTCGGCTGGGTTGGCTGTCTAATAGTTTGAGTTCGACCTGTTGCTTCACTTACATAAGCATTGGTATTCAACCCACCTAAATCTGGTATCTCTGGGCTTGGGGCAAGGGCGTTCATAGCCGCCATGCCAGCCGTATAAACAGCCGCGCTTGCTAAATAGCCCATCGTGCCAATAGGGTTAATCCATGCCATTACAGCTATGGTTGCTAAAGATACTGGGTCTTTAAGAATTTTCCCAATATTCTTAGTCGTATTTGTTATTATTTTCCCAAGACTGCCAATAACTGCCATTTAACGCCCCCACCTGATAGCCTTGTCTTGGAGTGCGGGAACAAACCTAAAGCCCTTATCAACACCAGCTTCGCCCCTTGCAGCAACTACGGCTTCATGGTCAGTTGGTGTATATCTTTGAACCTTGTTCCTGTTCATGCCAATCAAAATGTTTTCACAGTTTATTGATATGTTTGAAAAATTGCCATCATCAGAGATGGTCATTGTATCCATCAATCCTTTGAAAAGTATATACGTTGCTACAACGCTGGAGTCCTCACCAAGAACACCCATCGTTATTGTAACAAATCTTCCTTGATATTGGTCAGTTAGTGCAACGGCAATATTTGATGAACTGATGCCGTTAATGGTGATCACAACGCCATTAGCTTCTAATTCCGCTGATTCCGTTTGCGGTGCGAAAGCAATGATGTCGCCAGCCCCAACATAGGTTTCTGTGTTTATTACCTTATCGCCATTCCCTGACCAGAAAAGAGCATCCCCGCCACCAAATTCAAATTTGACAGCAAAAAACGGCCTTACTACTTGACCGTTAAGGGCTGTATCAAGGGTGCTTCCTATGCCTCTGCCCATCTAGCCCCCCTGTTTACTTTTTGGATTTCATAGGAGCTTTGCCGCCTACCCAAGCCTCATTTTTGTTTGGGGTACTTTTATCGTCACCAATTAAAGTGCCATCGGCATTTCTAGCTCTCTCAGGCGTATTAGCCTTTGTTTCGCTAGGTGACACCACTTTTGCTTCTTCTGCCATCCCACCCCTTATTAAATTGTCAGCAATGGCACGTTGCCACGGCTCATCAGTAGGGAATGTGTCGCCAGCTTTGTATGTTGTCAAAGGTTGAACACCACGCTCATCAGAAATTGCTCTTACATTTTGCAAAATTTTAACAGACATATGTTCCCCTCATAATGGTTAGGAGGCAGAGTTACCCCTGCCCCCATATTTGTTTAGACGTTATGTGCGTCAAACGCATTATCGCCAGTATGACGCGCATTGCCTTTGATAACCATTGTTCCCAACGGTGTACCTGTGGAATGTGTGCCTGTCTTTGCGATTGTTGTGCGGATGTAACGCTTTCCGCCACGATAACCAACACGGTAAGTCATGCCTGCTGTATCTGGATTTCCACCAGTTCCAGCAGTACCAGTACCGTCCATGATTAGGAAAACACCGTCAGCGGCAATAGTACCGTCAACAATATCAGCCTGAACACAGTCAGTATAAGTTGAATCGTCATCGCTATGCTCTAACCCAATTTGAAAATTCAGGTTAGCGGCAAGTGTGTCACCCTCTGCCCCAGCACTAACAACAACAGTCGCTGATTCGTAACCTTGAAGGTCAACGCCTGTGCCGTTTGAAGCCGCTGTAGTAACAGCAACCTTATGGGATAAAGCGGTGGAGATGGAGTTTGAAAGGTCTTTCATATCAGTTCTCCCTTACGCTGAAGTTACTTGGATGCGGAGAGCTTCTGGCAGAACCACCTGACCACCAACACGACGGCGAGCTACATAACGAACATTGCCGCTAGTTGCCTGTGTGAATGGGTCGCGTAGAACGCTAAGAGCAACACGGTCAACGACCATGTATCCGCGTGAGAAATCACCAAATGCTACTGACTTAGAACCAGCACCTACGTCAGCCATGTCTGGCATTTCAACGTATGGGTAGCCCAAGATAGTATTTGGAACGCCAGCGGTAAGCATCATGCCAGCTTGGAACACATACTGACCCGCAGTATCTTTTAGGCTACGAATAGCCGCCAAGGTAGTACGGTTGAAGATGAATGTTCCGTTAGTGCCGTATGGCGACTTAACTGCATGAACCAAGTCAATGAGACCATCACCTGTAAGGGTGGAGGATGCTCCTGAATTAGTCGTGCCAACGCTTGAGTTTGTGATAATGCCTTCGGGCTTCCCTACAGCATCACCAACAATCATTGCATTACCTTCTGCTTTCGCAAACTGGTCTGCAAATTCCTGTTGCATTTCTGCTTCCAGATTGAAAACTGAATCCTCAAGCTCTTGCTCAGAAATATCAACCAAAGCATAAAGCTCATGTGTTGGGATTTCTTCAAGCTGAGTTGTATATCCAGTTGTTTCAGCGCGACTGCCTGTTTCAGCTACCCACTGTGCAGAAAATGTTGCTGTGCGTGATGGGATTTGAACAGACTTCTGTGAAGTTGCACGAACACGAGCGATTGACCGCATTGATGAAATTTCAGTAAGTGTCTTAATCAATTCACGAACATACTCAGGCGGAGCCAAGAAACCAGCGGCAGTATCGTCACTGACTGTAAGAGCTTTGATTTCGTCAAGCTCCATGTTTTCTTTGCCCTTGCGTAGCCACTTATCAAACATCACTGTTTTTGTGTCTACTTGCTCAGTAGAAAGACCAGCTTCAGGACGCTTTAAAAGTGCCTCAAAGTCATTCATCTTTTCTTCAACTTGCTTTTGCTGCTGCTGTGCAAGTGTGAGCTTTTGGTTAATGTCCTCAAAGCGGTCTAGGTCAGCTTCAATATTCTTTAGCTTTTCTTCAACCAGCGGGTCAGACGAACCCTTTTTTTCAATGTCAGCCAGACGCGCATCATTAGTAGCCTTGAACTCTTCAAAAGCTGTTGCGATACCCTCGACTGCATTTTTGATATCATCAGACATCATCAGTCTCCTTTTAGGATTTTGGTGAGTTTTGCCATTGAATCAATGACTTCCTTTTGCTCATCGCCAACCTCACGCTGGTCTAAAGCCTTAAACACGGCATTTGCCGCTACCTTTGATTCGCTTCTTGAAAGACCGCAAGCATCCCGCATGGTTTCTTCCCATTCACGAACCGTCCGTTGTTCCCCTTTGACCGCCTGAACTCTCGCTCTGGTATTCATCGGGAAGGTAACGGCACTAATCTCCATTAGGTCAACTTCTTT